ATAGGGTCTGCAAGATTGACGCGAGATGCGGCAAAACTGCAACAAGAGCAGGTAAAAACTGCAACCCAGCTTCAAAACGAAGCGCAAACCTACTTAGGAGGCTGAAATGGCTACATCTAACCCTTACCACAACGAAGCAGTGCCCATGCACAAGCGTATTGCCGCAGGCGAGAAGCTTGATGGCACGTCTTTGAAGTCCTCTGGCAACACAGCGCCAGCTAAAAAACAAGGAGGCGCCCTATCGCAAGCTAAGAAGAAATAATGTTATTCAATCTGGGTGATCTGATCGGCGCAATCAAGGCGCGTCAAGCTGAAATAGCTTCTTCCCTAGCGGCTGGAAACGTCGCGTCATGGGAGGCGTACCAACGCACGGTCGGCACAAACTTGGGATTGCAGGAAACCCTCGATCTCATTAACAAAATGTTAAAGGACAAAGAAGAAGATGAGCGATAACCCCGAAGTGTTGGAAAACGCTGAAGTGAAGTGGGCATTCCCCGCTGTTAGCCCGGGTGCTAAGCCATTAGGTGGTCGAATTTTGGTGCAATTACGTCGCACGAAACAGAAAACGACAAGCGCAGGGATCATTTTGGTAGAAGAGACCAAAGAGACCGAGAAGTGGAACAACATGGTGGCAAAAGTCATCGAGGTGGGCCCTCTCGCATTCAAAAACCGTGACACCATGCAAGGCTGGCCTGAAGGCTCGTGGTGCGAGGTCGGTGATTACATCCGAGTCCCCAAATGGGGCGGAGATCGGTGGGAAGTTAAGGTTGAAGGACAGGACGATCACGAAGATCCAGCCCTGTTCATGATCTTGAACGACCATGAAATCATTGCCAAAGTCATTGGTGATCCCCTAGCCATGAAAGCATTTTTATGACCACAGAAAACGAACTTGACAAGATTGTTGTCACCGAAGAGGCGGACGGTTCAGCCGTTATTGACCTTCCTGACAGCATTGAATCCCCTGATGAACAGGAAGACGACCGTATGGCGGCTGGCGGCTCTGCTGACCAAGCTGACGACGACGTAATTCCTGAAGACGAGACTGAATACCAACGCGCACGTCGTGAAAAGCGTCGTGCCAAGCGGGATTTGGCTAAGAAAACAGGCGTAGAGAAGGACATGAAACTCCAGCTCTTGGAACGCAAGAACCAAGAATTGATGGAGCGTTTGTCCGTTGTGGAGCGCAAAACCCACTCTGCTGACCTAGCCCGCATTGACAAGGCTATTGAAGACCAAGAACTTCGCTTGCAGTACGCCAAGATGAAGATCTCTGAGGCGGCAAGCGCTTCTGACGGTCACGCTATGGCTGAAGCCCAAGAGATGATGTACGAAGCCCGTCGCCAGATGGAAGCTTTGTCCAACTTCAAGAAGGCGGCTGTTGAGCCTCGCCAGTCCCAAGGAAATGTCCCAGATCCACGCTTACAGCGTCTGGCGGCAAACTGGATGGAAAAGAATGATTGGTACGACCCGAACGCTCGGGACACCGATTCCAAGATTGCAAAGCAGATTGACGAGACTCTGGTTTCAGAGGGTTGGGATCCAACCTCACCTGATTACTGGAATGAACTCGATAATCGCTTGCATAAGTACTTGCCACACAAGTACAATGACAGCACGGACGTACGTTCGTCTACTAAGAGACCAAGGAGTGTTGTAACAAGTTCTGGTCGCGAAAGCGTCAACGGAAGCACCAACAGGAACACATTTGTTTTGAAACCAGAACAAGTGCGCGCAATGAAGGATGCTGGCTTTTGGGATGATCCCGAGAAGCGATCCAAGATGATTAAGCGATATGCGCAAGAAGCTCGAAACAACTCTTACTAAGGAAACAAGTATGACCGAATCACGTTTGAAAAAATCTCTGAACGCAGGTGGACGCAATGATCGCGCAAGCGAGGACGCAAGTCGCGCCGCTCCAGAAACAAAGTTCGTAAGCTCACAGGAACGTCGAAAGATGTGGAGTGATGAATGGAACCAATCAGCACTGCCAAAAGTACCAGAGATGCCGGGCTGGCACCTCATTTGGCTCTCAACCACCAACGCATACGACACCATTGATAAAAGGGTGCGACTTGGCTACATTCCCGTGAAAGCGGACGAGATGGCTGGGTTCGACAACTACAAAGTCAAAGCTGGCGAACACGTTGGGTACATATCATGCAACGAGATGTTGCTGTTCAAATTGCCCATGGATGTCTACCAAGACGTTATGGCGCAACTGCACTTCGAAGCTCCCCAAGAAGAGGCGGACAAAGTCCGTGTTCAGCTTGAGAACCTTCAGGGTCAGCGTGACAGCAGTGGCAAGTCGCTGGTACGGTTGGAAGGCGAAGGTATGGGTAGGTTTGACCAATCTCAATCTAATCGCGCCCCCATTTTTGAGGGCTAACTTCTAAGGAGTAAGACTATGTCTTCTACAAATGCTCCGTTCGGTATGCGTCCTGCATTCCACCCTTCTGGGTTGGATCGTGCTTCGGCGTTAGCTGACGGTATTCTCTCTACGTACAGCACCGACATTTTGAAGGGTCAACCCGTCAAGATGGCTACAGGTGGTGTGATTCAGGTCGCCGCCGCTGGTGATGCGTTTCTCGGTTGCTTCTCAGGCGTCGAGTTTACGGACACTACTGGTCGTCGTCGCGTGTCGAACTACTGGCCTGCCAACACGGCATACCAAACTGGTTCATGCATTGCGTACTTCTACAACGACCCTAACATCGTCTATGAAATTCAAGCCGCTGGTTCACTAGCGCAGACTTCCATTGGCGATGAGGCTGATTTGAGCAACACAACTGCTGGTTCAACAACCACTGGTTTGTCTGCTTGCACTTTGTCAACCACCTTAGCTGGTGCTGGCAACAGCGCACAAATGCGAATCATCAACCTCGCACCGTACCCTGACAATGCTTGGGGTGATTCTTACACCATCGTTCGTGCCGTTATTGCCGAGTACCAGTTTGCTGGTGCGGCAGGTACGGCAATTTAATAGGAGGACATGAACCATGGCCGCTCCAATGCGCAGTACCGACTTTCGTAGCATCGTCGAACCTATCTTGAATGAATGTTTCGACGGTGTCTACGACCAACGTGCCGATGAATGGTCTCGTGTTTTCACGGAACAAGAAGGCATCCCACGTAACTACCACGAAGAACCCGTCTTGTACGGTTTCGGCGCGGCACCTCAGTTGCCTGACGGCACACCAGTGTCGTACCAACAAGGTGGTGTTTTGTTCCTGAAACGCTATGTGTACTCTGTGTACGGCTTGGCATTTGCTTTGACCAAAGTTTTGGTTGAAGACGGTGACCACATCCGTATCGGTCAGGTGTACGCACGTCACTTGGCTCAGTCATTGATTGAGACCAAAGAGACTTTGTCTGCTAACGTGTTGAACAACGCCTTCACAGGTGGTGCTACAGCAGGTGGCGACGGCGTTGCTTTGATCAGCACAGCTCACCCTATCGTTAGCGGTACATTCAGCAACCAATTGGCTACAGCCGCCAATCTGTCACAGACATCGCTTGAGCAGATGTTGATCCAGATTCGTCAAGCTGTGGACAACAACGGTAAGAAGATTCGTTTGGTGCCCCGCCAGTTGGTGGTCGCCCCCGGCAACGTCTTCCAAGCTGAAGTTCTCCTGAAATCAGTCTTGCGCGCAGGCAATGCAAACAACGACATCAACCCTGTCAAGTCCATCGGTCTGTTGGACGAAGGCGCGGCTGTGTTGTCACGTTTGACCAATGCGTCAGCATTCTGGGTACAGACCGACGCTCCTGAAGGCATGAAGCTGATGATGCGTCGTAAGCTCGAGAAGACTATGGAAGGCGACTTCGAAACTGACTCTATGCGCTACAAAGCGACAGAGCGTTACGACGTTGGCTTCACTGATCCTCGTGCAATGTACGGTACACCCGGCGTCTAAAACCAAGTGGGGGGTTCGCCCCCCACGCTTTAAGGAGAAAAGACAATGGCACAAACCTATTTTGGTTCTACCCTGCGCGCTGGTTCTGGCACATTGACTGACACCACTGATGGCGGTTTCGTCGTCATGTCTCAGACAACTACTGTCACAACCGCCGCCGCAGGCACCGCTACGAGCGCAACTCTGACTCTCCCTGCTTCCTCACAAATTATCAGCTTTTTTGCCGATATGGTTGTGAATGAAGCGGTGGGTGGCGGTACAGCTACAGCAATTGCAATGACCATTGGCACAGCCGCCGCAGGTACACAATACGTGTCCTCGACTGATGTGTTTGCTGGTGGTCGCATTGCCCTAACCTTTACAGCCGCTCAGTTGCTCGCAATGAGCGACATTGGTAGCAATACCTCTGTTGTTGTTACGCTTGACCCTGATGGCACGATCAGCACAACTCAAGGCGTTATTCGCCTGACGGTTGTGTATGCTCAGAAAGTTTAAGGAGCACAATCATGGGTCAATTTAAGCCAATGGTCAAAATGGAGACCACAGAGCCTTCTATCGAGTTAAAGCTCAAAAAAGGCGGATCCGTGAAAAAGGCTATGGGCGGATCTATGGGTGCGCCTATGGGCTCTCCTATGGGTTCTGCTATGCCTGCTCGCGGTGGCATGATGCCTGTCGCTCGTCCTAAGCGTCCTACTATGGCGGCACGTCGTGCGGCTATGATGGGCATGAAGGAAGGTGGCGAGTCCAAGGGTGAGCACAAAGCTGAGATGACGAAGATGAAGGGTCTTGAAAAAGAGCTGAAGTCTCACGAGTCCAAGCCTGCCAGCAAAGGCCATAAAGGTCTTGCTACTGGTGGTGTCCTGAAGTCAACGAAGCCCGGTAACTACGCCACAGGTGGTGTTGTGAACGGTCAAGGCGGCTACAAAAAGGGCGGTGCTATCGCTAAGAGCGGCATCATCAACACTGAAGGTCAAGGCGGCGCATACCGTAACACCAAGATGGTCACAGCTAATCCTGACAACAACAGCGCCCCCACAGGTGATGTCAAGTTAGGTAACGGCGGTGGTTACAAAAAAGGCGGTGCAACAAAAAAGCACTACGCTACGGGGGGAGCTGTTAATAACAGCGGTCACGCCGTAGCAATGCCTGCAAAGAAGCCATCTGCTCCTGTCAGCAATGATCGTCAATCAGGCACCTTTAAAAAGGGTGGCAGTGTGACACCAGCCCAGAAGAAAGAGCAATCTGCCTTCAAGGCTGAGAACGCAACAGCGATGAAGCAAGCGAAAGCCCAGAGCAACCTGAAGTATCAAGATGGCGGGAAAGTAACTGACCTATCCAAAGGCGCCTACGACAAATCAATCGGCCCATCTGAGAGTGATATGGACATGGCTAAAACCATCCGTAGCATCCCCAGCAAGCTGTACGAGGGTGCGAAGAGCCTGTTTACTAGCAAGGACAAGCCTTCTGGCTCTGTCACCAAGACTGAAAAGTCCGTGACAGTAACCCCTGCAAAGAAACGTGGTGGATCAGTAAAGTGCTGAACCTAAGTGGGGGCTTCGGCTCCCACTTTTAAATGGAGAATCGCATGAGAGTGCAAACAGTTTCTAAGACGGGTACAGGGTCATCCAGCGCTGTGGTGATCAATACGAATGTCACGCCCGTGAACATTGGATTTGCGGCAGTAGTCACTGGCACTGTCAACTATTCCATCCAATTGAGTTATGACGATCCCGCGGTAGGTTTTACAACTTGGTTTGATGACACATCAATCACAAGCAAGACTGGCAACGAAGACGGATCAATCCTATTCCCAATCACAGGCATCAAGGTTCTGGTTAATTCTGGTTCTGGCTCTGTGGTTCTCAATGTTGTGCAAGCTGGTATTGCCTAATGGCTACGACTATTTCATCAGTCACAAGACAAGGGGCGTACGAGCCTTTTGAGCTTCAGGTTGCCCGTGGACAGATCCAAGGGCACAGAAACGTCACTGTGTTTGGATTTAACCCAGACGTTGATACGTCACAGGTGTCTGTGTGGCCTCTAGCTAGTCTGATCACTTTTCCAGCATCTGCACTTCAGATGACGGTTAGCTCAACAAGCGCAAACGACACAAGCGCGGGTACTGGTGCGCGAACAATTGTTGTTCAAGGTCTTGACGCAAACTACAACGAAGTGTCTGAGACGGTTACCATGAATGGTCAGACCGCGGTGACCATGACCTCGTCGTTGATTCGGATTAACTACGCCTATGTGCTGACAGCAGGATCAGGTAATGGTGCCGCTGGTGACATCTACATTGGTACAGGTACTGTAACCGCTGGTGTTCCTGCGACGACATACGACATCATTAAGTTTGACTACAACACCACGATTACAGGCAGTTGGACTGTTCCTGCTGGTTACACAGCATACGTCTCTCAAGGACTGTTCTCTGCTGGTCAGGCAGGTGGTTCTAATCAGGTACAAGGCAGACTCTTGACCAGAGGTACAGACAATATTCGCCGTACAGCCGCAGTCACAAGTATCAACAATGGTGTGGCTGATTACACGTTTGAGTACCCATTGATGGTTCCAGAAAAAACCACGCTTGAGGCGACAGCGATTGGAAGTTCTAACAACAACGCTTGTTCGTCAATGTTCATACTTGTTCTGATCAAAGAGGGCCCCTGATGCCAAGCAAGTCCGCCGCCCAACACAAGCTGATGCAGATTGCCGCCCATACAAAGGGTGGCTTTGGTGGTGTCCCTCAGAAGGTCGGCAAAGAGTTTGCCAAGGCTGACAAGGGTAAAGAATTTAAGGAAGGTGGTCTGTATGCAAACATTCATGCAAAACGTGAAAGAATCGCTGAAGGCTCTGGGGAGAAAATGCGCAGAGTTGGTAGCGAAGGTGCGCCAACGGCTAAAGCCTTCAAGCAAGCCGCCAGAACAGCCAAAATGAAAGATGGGGGCCCAAGCCTCGCTATTGGTCGCGGTGAGAAGCTACCTGCCAAACAAGGTGCTGGTTTGACCGCCAAAGGTCGTGCCAAGTACAACCGTGAGACAGGTTCAAATTTAAAGGCTCCACAACCCCAAGGGGGCTCGCGTAGAGACTCTTTTTGCGCGAGAATGGAGCCTGTAGCAGAGAAGAGTGAAAAAGGTAGCCGTGCACGAGCTTCGATGCAACGGTGGAATTGTCCAAATTGGTAAAGGAAGAATCATGACTCCACAAATTAAAGGTCTCGGCGGTATGACTGGCGCTACTGGGTTGAGCGTAGTCCCGAGCTACGGTGGTGGCGACGTTGGCGGCGGTGTTGCAATGCCTAGTGGCGGTGGTGGTGGCGGTTCTGCTCAAGACGGCTTGGGTCAAATTGATAGTGGCGCTGGCACAGTTCGTAGCGCTATCAGCACAGCCGCAAACGCATTGGGCGGTGGCGGTGGATCTTCGCTTCCCGTTGGCGCAGTCTACAAAAAAGGCGGCTACGTCAAGGGCGGCAAAATCAATTTAGGTTCTGGTCGAGTTTCAACAGCTTCAAAGAACAAAAGCAACTCCAACTGGTAAGGAGCCGCAATGGCGTACTCGGACACATACGGTCAGACGGTTAACGTCCAAACCCTGATTGATCATGGTGCGAGACGTGCTGGCAAATTAGCAGAAGAGTTGACCTCTGAGCAACTTGTGTCCGCTCGTCAGTCCCTGAGCTTCTTGCTTCAGAACCTGATCAACATCGGAATACAGTATTTCGCCATTGATAAGATCGTTTTGGGCGTTTCTCCGAACAATTACATATACACCCTACCCGCAGGTGCAAACGACGCTCTAAACGTGCTATATCGCACCATGAGCCGCCCTAGCGCAAGCTACACAAGCTCCGCGGGTGGTACGGTTGGCAATGTGGGTGACAACGACGTAGACACGTTCTGCTTACAGACAAGCGCAAACGGGAACATTTCAGCCAACTTTGGTACAAACCAAGAGATTTATGCTGGCTCTATTGGCATCCTGCCCTACATAGCAGGTGGTGGAAGCGCCACATGGACGCTGACCCTTGAGTATTCGACTGATAACAGCACTTGGACGACGCTACAGAACCTTGGCGCCGTAGCTGTAACGGATAACCAGTGGATCTGGACGGATATAAACCCGGGACAAGCGGTGCAGTACTACCGCGTTCGCGCCTCTGGTGGGACGACCTTGGCTTTGCGTGAGTTCTACGTTGGAAATAATTCCACTGAGATCACCATGTCTCGCTTGAACCGCGACGACTACACAAACCTGCCAAACAAGAACTTCACGTCAAACCAGCCCTTCCAATTCTGGTTTGATCGCACGATTCCTTTGCCCTCGCTGTACTTGTGGCCCGTCCCCAGTGACCCATTTGTGCAGATCACCGTGTGGTACAGCAAACAAATCATGGACGTTGGTTCACTGACAAACGAGCTGTACATCCCAACGCGGTGGTACGAGGCGACGCTGATGATGTTGTCGCATAGGATGGCGCTGGAGTTGCCCGGCGTCGATATGGCGCGCATCCAATACCTCGAAGGTCAGGCTGAGAAGTACCTGAATATGGTTGAGCAAGAAGAGCGTGACAAGTCGCCCATCTACTTTGCCCCCAACATCTCGGTGTACACAAGATAATGCCAGTCTTTCTTGATACTCGTGGCTTGTCAACTTTGTCTATTGCTATTTGCGATAGGTGCAAGATGAAGCGAGCCCATGCGGAGATGCGACCAGATCCGAACTTCCCCGGACTCCAAGTCTGTGGGCAAAACTGCGCCGATGAGAAAGATCCCTATAGACTTCCAGCCCGAAAAACTGAGAGAATAACGATCAGATTCCCACGTCCTGACGTGAGCGTTGCCGCCAATGACAACAACATTGTCACTACTCAAAACGGTATCACTGGTGGTAGCTTCATCATCTCGACCGAAGGTAATACTCAGACTCCTGAGAACAACGGTAACCTTGACCAACTGAGCCCATAATATGTCCGCACAAGTAACGATCACACAATTACCTGCCGCTGGTGCGATTACTGGTACAGAATCTGTTCCTATCGTTCAGAATGGTCAGACGGTACAAACTACGACAGGTGCTATTGCCGCATCACCTGCACTAACGGCAACATTCTTAACAAAGAACCAAGAACCCACACTGGCAAACAGTCGTTACCTGTCTACCAACACTGGCGTTACCTTGGTTGATGGTGGTGCTCAGTCCTTCTATCAGATTGCTTTAACTGGTGCAGTTTCCGAATTGAATGCACTTGGTGGCGGCATTGTCGTCAAGAACGGTGCAGGTTCTTTGGTTAATCGATCCATAGCCACAACAGGCGCTGGTTTGCAGGTTTTAAATGCCGATGGTACTGGTGCTAACCCAACACTTGAATTAACAGGCGTAGCGGCGGCTGTAGCTAACCTTTCTGGTACTGGCATGTTGGCGATGGTCAGCAGTGGTACATCTGTTGCTGGTCGTGACCTTACTGGAACGGCTAATCAGATCACCGTAACAAACGGAAATGGCGCGTCAGGTAACCCTACGTTTGCAATTGCCTCGGACGTGCAGTTGCCCGGCACTGGCGGCGTAGTCCTCCCCAAAGGCACAACCGCACAGCAACCCGCAGGTATCGCAGGTCAGTTTCGATTTAATACCGACACGCAGACCTTTGACGGTTTTGCTTCTGGTTCGTGGAATCAATTCTCATTGGTTGGTGGTGTAACCTCTTTCTCTGCTGGTGGCACAGGTTTCACGCCTGCTACAGCGACTGGCGGTGTTGTGACCTTGGGTGGTGTGCTCAATGTTGCTAATGGCGGTACTGGCGCAAGCTCTTTGACTGGTTATGTCAAAGGGAATGGCGCGTCAGCCATGACGGCCTCGGCTACCGTACCGACCACGGACTTGTCTGGCACGATTAGCAACGCGCAACTTGCTAATAGTGCTATCACGATTAACGGTACGTCTGTTTCTCTCGGTGGCTCAGCGACTGTAACGTCGAATACTACAAACGCTCTGACGTTCGGAACTGGATTTGACGCTGGATCGTTTAATGGGTCTACGGCGACCACGATTAACCTGTCGGACACTGGCGTAACTGCTGGCGCATATGGAGGAGCCACCAAGACGCTAACCGCTACTGTCAATGCGCAGGGTCGCCTATCTGCGCTGGCTGAGACGCCTATTGCGATTGCCAACACGCAAGTATCTGGCTTGGGTACTATGTCTACACAGAACGCTAGTGCTGTTGCGGTGACTGGTGGAACGATCAATGGCACTACCATTGGTGCATCGACTGCGGCGGCTGGTACTTTCACGTCCGTTACGACCACTTCGGGAACGATTAGTGCCGCACCAGTCAACTCAACCGATATTGTTAACAAGACATATGTTGACACGCTGGTTGCGTCTGGTATTCACTTCCATCAGCCCGTAATGGTTGAAAGCCCTACTAATCTAAATGCGACTTACAACAATGGAACTGCGGGTGTTGGTGCAACGCTTACTAATGCGGGAACGCAAGTTGAGTTAATTATTGACGGTATTTTCACGTCCCCGGGCGACCGCGTCTTGGTCTATACCCAAACCAACCCAATCGAGAATGGCATTTATGTTGTCACAGTTGTAGGTACGGTTTCCACAAACTGGGTACTGACACGCGCCAGCGACGCAAATACTTACGTTATTAACAGCGCAAACGGTTTAAGTGAAGGTTCCACGGTTTTTGTTCAATTGGGCGCAACAGGTGCTGGTGAGACGTATACCTGCAACACATCTGGTGTGATTACATTTGGCACAACAGCCATCACGTTTGCCCAGATCAGCTCCGCACAGATTTACAGCGCAGGCACTGGTTTAACTCTGACTGGTACGCAGTTCAGCATCACCAACACTGGTGTGACTGCCGCCTCCTACGGAACCGCCTCACAGGTTCCTACATTGGCGATCAACGCGCAAGGTCAGATCACTAGCGCCAGCAACACATCAATCGCAATAAACGCAAACCAGATCACCTCTGGTGCGGTAACGAATTCCCAGTTGGCAAACAGTGCGGTTACTGTCAACGGAACATCCATCTCTTTAGGTGCGTCAGGAACAATCACTGCCGCCAACCCTAACGCCTTGACAATCGGCACAGGACTCACAGGAACGAGCTATGACGGCTCTTCTGCTGTCACGATAGCCTTGGGTACGTCTGGCGTTACTGCGGCGACCTACGGCTCTGCATCGCAGGTTCCCGTCTTTGCTGTTGACACCTACGGTCGAGTGACATCGGTCACCAACACTGCCATTGCTATTGCCGCAGGTGCTGTATCAGGTTTGGCTCCTTCTGCGACTACCGACACCACCAACGCCGCGAACATCACTTCTGGCACACTGCCTACAGGTCGAATCAGTGGCTCTTACACTGGCATCACTGGTGTCGGTACGCTGACAGCGGGTACTTGGAACGGTTCGACTATCGGCACTGCTTACGGCGGTACTGGTTTAACAGCTACGCCTTCCAATGGTCAGTTGGCTATCGGTAACGGATCTGGCTACTCACTTGCTACTTTGACCGCTGGCACGAACGTCAGCATCTCAAATACTGCTGGTGGCATCACGATCTCTGCAACCCCCTCTGCTGGCGGTTCGGTGCAAAGCGTGGACGTGTCTGGCGGTACAACTGGACTGACCACGAGTGGAGGCCCTGTCACCGTGACGGGAACCATCACCCTTGCTGGTACATTGGTCGTTGCTAACGGTGGTACAGGTGCGACTACTCTGACTGGTTATGTGTACGGCAACGGCACAAGCGCCATGACAGCGTCCACCACGATCCCTAATACTGCGATCACTGGACTTGGGACAATGTCAACACAAAGTGCTGGCGCAGTAGCTATCACTGGTGGGACAATTAACGGCACGACAGTAGGCGCAACGACTGCGGCAACAGGTAACTTCACAACTGTAACTGCCACAACATATTCTGGAATCTCAGGAGGTACATTCTAATGGCGGCTTCAGGCTTCACCCCAATATCGCTGTACTACAGCACGACGGCTTCTGCCGTTCCTACGTCTGGCAACCTTGCAAATGGAGAACTTGGCTTAAACATCGCTGACATGAAGCTGTACGCTAAAAATAGCGCAGGTGCTGTTACGTTGTTGGCTTCTAACGCTGGTGCTTCGGGATCAGTAACAAGTGTTAGCGGCACAGGTACCGTCAATGGCTTGACCCTCACAGGCACAGTAACCACGTCAGGTAGCTTGACATTGGGCGGCACGTTAAGCGGAACAGCATCTATCAATATCAACGGCACTGTAGGTGCTACAACTCCTACTACTGGTGCGTTTACTACCATTACTGCTTCAACCTCCAGTAGCGTTGGAACAACAATAAACGAAGCCAGAATTGATATTAACAAAAGTGGTTCGTCTTATGTTGAGTTACAGGCGTCACTTTTTGGAATCAACTACAACATGCCTCTTGTTTTGCAAAGACAAGGTGGCAATGTAGGTATTGGTACTGCAAGCCCTAGTTCTAAATTGCATTTGTCTGGTACGAGCACAACATTAACTATTCAGGGAACTTTGGGAACTGGTGGTACGCATACTATTGGCGCAAGTGGCGTAAACAATACTAATCTTTCTATTGTTGGCGCAAGTCAAATTTATTTGACAGCAAATAGCGCGGATCGTTTTATTATTGGCTCAGCAGGTCAGTTTGGAATTGGCGCAGGTAATTCAACGGGCTCATCGGGTCAAGTGTTAACATCTGGCGGCTCAGGTGCGGCACCTACTTGGACAACAGTTTCTAGTGGAGCACAAGCATTCGTCGCCTTTGGTTCAACTGGCGGTTATTAATTTTTAAGGAGAAATCAAAATGCCACAAACAATTGCAATGCAACGCGGAACATTAACCACTAATTGGACTAACAATACCACGTCTGCACCGTTGCAGACAATTTTTACGCAATCAGGTGGGATTGCTACGAGAGTTATTTGTAATTCTTTGCAAGCGACTACCAACTACAATACTCAAGGCACCATACAGTTCTTTTTGGTCAATGCTACTTCTGGCAGGGCAACCCCAATTGGTATGTGTAAGCCCAATACTTCTTGGTTTAACATTGCAATTTTACCAAAATCAGAAACGGACAGTTTTAACAGCGGTGCAGGAATTTATGCTTCAGGTTATTTCATCACACAATCAAACTCCACTGCAACAGATCTGGGAGTGGCGATACCGAGTGCAGTCAATCAAGAGTCACAGCAAGGCAATTCACTCATGTTTTTCCCAAAGAATCAATGGATGGGTGATGGAGATTCCATAGCAGTTAGAGGGTACCTACACCCAACGGCTACCTCTACGACTCTTATTTATAATTTCACCACAATCACAGAATCTTAATTGGAGATAATATGTTTTTTATATTTTATAAAAACTCAGATAAAAAAATTATTTTGTGTAAGCATGACGCTTATGACGGCGCAAACGCCGCAATGACGCCACAACAACAGTTGGAAATACATTGTCTAATTAACAATTTAAATGTGGATGACTTATCGGCTGTTGAGTTGGCATATGACAGAAACTTCGTTTTTGTTGTAGGTAACCACGTTTACAACGAAACTACTAAGCAAATTGAAGCTGACCCTAATTACGTAGCACCAACACCTGATCCAGCACAAGGAATTCCAGCATGACCTTGCAATTACCAATTGAAACAGCAAACCAGATCATTGGTTACTTGGGCACACGCCCCTACCAAGAAGTCTTTCAACTGATTCAAGCAATGCAGGACGCCGCAAAGCCTCCAGAGATGCCTGCTGAAGCACCGAAGGTCGAAGATGGAAACAGTGGAGACTAAGCTTGCTGTGCATGAAGCCATCTGCTCGGAGCGCTATAACAGCATAGACCGTTCCTTGCGCGACGGAGACAAGCGCATGACGAAGATTGAGTACTTGCTGTACGCGGTGATGGTGTGTGTGCTGTTTGGCCCCGGCGTTGCGGGGGAGCTCGTCAAAAAGATTCTGGGGATATAGCGTGTGGGATTGGGTGGAAGCTATCGTAGCCGCCGCCGCAATCTTCTGCTTTGTGGTTTTTTGCTCTTACATAATTGCATGGAGTTGGGGGTGAAATGATTGACGTTACCAAAGCAATTGGAGCAGTAGCCGCTACCGTTGCCGCATTAGGCGGTAGTTACACGCTTGCCGATAAGTTTGGTTGGTTTGACCGCGCAATTATTGAATGGTCGCCTGAGAACTTTAAGATCGTGGCAGAAGCTGACAAGCCAATTACTGTCACGGTTGCAAGAATAAAAAAGCGGGACGACTGTTCTGTTGAGAGTTTTACGCCAAGCATTCGTGATGCGGCTGGCATGGTGCATGAAGCCACTACCACTGCAAGCAAGTTCAGCGGCCCAGCGGGGCCAGAGATCGACACATTCACTTACGAGTTGACAATGGTGAGAAAAGAGAAGATTGCCAGTGGCAAGGCAACTTTATTGGCGACCATTAAATATAAATGCCCTGAAGGGGAGCGTGTTGTGCAATACCCTCGTCACAAGAATTTAAGTTTTGAATTAAAGGGGTAAAGCAATGGCTCAGTTTGAACCAGCTTTTGAACAAATGATCAGAGATGAGGGCGGCTATGTCCTCCATGAAGTCGCTGGCGACACAGGCGGGATGACCTATGCTGGCATAGCTCGTAACAAGAACCCACAATGGAACGGCTGGGCGCTTGTGGACAAGAAAGAGTTTGGCGGCTCCTTAACGCCTATGGTGCGCGAGTTCTACCGTGTTGAGTTCTGGGACAAGATGCGTGGCAACGAGATCTCAAATCAAGAGGTTGCCAACTCCATTTTTAACTTTGGGGTAAATGCTGGCATGGGTATGGCTGTAAAGCTCGCCCAGTTGGTCGTTGGAGCTACGCCTGACGGCGGAATAGGCGCCAAAACCGTTGAAAAGCTCAACCAAGTCACAGATGGACAGCGGTTTAAGGAGTCTTACGCCTTGGCTAAAATTGCCCGTTATGTTGAGATATGCAACAAAAACCCTGTGCAGGTCAAATTCCTCAAGGGTTGGATCAACAGAACATTGAAAGGTCTAGCATGAGCTTGCTTGCCGTTGGATCAATCATTGAAGCTGTCGGTAAGGTTGCAGGCGACCTGATCACCACTGACAAAGAAAAGATGGAGATGGAGATTGAGCAACGAAAGCTCGATCTGGAAGAGAGGCGCATCGACCAAGCTACAGACCTAGCCCAAATTGAGGTCAACAAGATCGAAGCGGCGTCTTCTAGCGTGTTTGTCAGTGGTTGGAGACCTGCCATTGGTTGGATCGGTGTAGCGGCTATGGGTTACCAGTTCCTGCTCTATCCGCTGTTTCAGTGGTGCTGGAAGTACTTGCAGGCTATGGGTTGGGTTCCAGTAGGCATGGATCCTCCCCCAGTGCTTGAAGCTGACCAACTTTGGGTCATCTTGTCTGGAATCTTGGGAATCGCTGGTATGCGTTCTTTTGAGAAGACTAAGGGTGTGGCAAGCAAGTAACCTTGTCACAACCTAAAAGGCAGATTAAAATGTCTCAACGAATCTATGAGGTGAACTGATGCCGAGCACAAGTGTGATGACCTATGACACCTTGGTCGAAAACATCCAGTCATATCTGGAGCGTACAGACACCTCCACCATAGACAAGATCCCCCTGTTTATCATGCTTGCTGAGCAGGTTATAGCCTCTCAGATCAAGTTTTTGGGTAACTTGACGGTCAACACCAGCAACATGGTGGTTGGAACGTCTACGATTGCCAAACCAGCTCGTTGGCACAAAACCGTGTCGATGAACATCACAGTTGGTGGGTCTCGCCAGCCAGTGCTGAACAGAAGGTATGAGTATCTGCGGGAGTATTGGCCTTCCCCCACCGATACTGGAACCCCTGTCTACTACGCTGACTACGACTACTCCAACTGGCTCATAGCTCCGACACCTGACTCTGCTTATGCCTTTGAGGTTCTGTACTACGAGCGTGTTCAGCCTTTGGACAGCTCTAACCAAACCAATTGGTTCACCATCTACGCCCCCCAAGCGTTACTTTACGGTTCCTTGCTTCAAGCGATGCCGTTCCTCAAGAATGACGAGCGCATCCCTATGTGGCAGGGTCAATACAAACTGATCATGGACACGCTTATGGCTGAGGACAAGTTGCGTCTGGCTGATCGTCAAGCGATTGCGAACGACTCATGAGCTACGTAAGCCCCTTTACTGGTGACGTAATACAGCCAACGGATGTAAGCTTTCGTGCGGTTACGCTGTCTGCTAACACGCAGTTAAACTGGCCTAGCAACAGCACAACAAACTCTGACTTCGCCGCTCGCATCATGCAGGTGACCGCTACTGCTGGTAGCTTGAACCTTTATATGCCTCCAGCCAACCAAACCTCGGTTGGTAACGACGCGCTGATTCGCAACATTGGTGCGAATACCTTTACGGTCAAGGACTACGCTGGTACGAACACAATCGTGTCTGTAGCCGCTGGTGAGTCCAAGTACATTTACATCACTACCAATGCAAACGAGCAAGGTACTTGGGGCGTTATTGCTTTTGGTACTGGAACCTCCTCTGCTGATGCCGCTACCTTAGCTGGGTATGGTTTGGTTGCCAGTGGTGCTACGCTGAACCAAAGTCACCCAAGCGCCGCGATCACCTCTGGCTCTACCTTTGCCGATACTGATCGTGCTCAGACCCGCGTTTGGTCTAGTGGTTCAGGCACAGCAACCCTCCCAGCCGCGGCTACGCTTGGAAACAACTGGTTTACCTTGTTCAAGAACAACGGCACTGGATCCTTCACGATCTCATGTTCTGGTGCTGAGCTGATTGACGGTAACTCAACAAAGACGTTCAACCCAACTGAGTCAGCATTTATTGTATGTACAGGAACTGCTTACGTAACCGTGGGTTATGGAGTCAGCTCACAGTTTGCGTTTACTGCACTTACGAAGAACGTGACTGGCGGGGCTGTTACGTTGACCAACAATGAAGCGGCAAACAACATTCAAGAGTACGTTGGTAGTCTGTCAAGCAACTCTGTTGTGACGTTTCCTGCTGTGGTGAACTTGTACGTCATCTCTAATCAAACGACTGACAACGGTTTTAGCTTAACGGTGACAACTGGTTTGGGGTTTAGCGCGACCATCCCGCCGGGGCAACAAGCCACCCTCATCTGCGACGGAACCAACTTCCTTAACGCCAACACAACAACTGCTGGCGCTACTGTGGTGAGCTTGATTGACGGAACCGTAGGAACGCCTGCGCTTAACTTTGCGGCTGAAACTGGGACTGGTCTCTATCGTCCTGCGGCTGGTGAGTTAGGTATTGCTGTCTTAGGAACCAAGCGCGTAGGCGTAACAGCAACTGGGGTCTCGGTAACTGGCTCTGGTACGTTCTCCACTGGGATTGCTGGGGGCACGTTTACATGACCAAAAAGGTTTTTGCCCTCGACACGAAGCCGGGGATCCAGCGAGATGGAACCGTCTTCGACAAAGAGTTCTATAACGACGGTCGTTGGGTTCGTTTCCAACGTGGTCGCCCACGCAAGATGGGTGGCTACCGTGAGATCGTGAACGACTTGGCAGGCCCTTCTCGTGGGATGTACCTCAACCCACAGCAGAACTTTAACAACGTGTTCAGTGGGTACTCTGGTGGCTTACAGTTGCTTCCTATCAGCAGTACTGGAACAGGTTCTGGTATCACGGACATGACGCTGTCAAACTTCACAGCGAACGCAAACAATTTGTGGCAGTTTGATACGTTCTATGACGTGAGTGGGTCTGGGAATAACTTGTTGCTTGCGCACCCCGGTCAGAACTTGACCCTCATCGACAACAACGTCAACACCCCTGTCTTGGGCGGCGACATCACTGGCACATCAATGGCGGCGCTTGGCGTGTTCACAAGCTCCGTGTTCTTGAACGCCACCACGACCATGTACTTGTCAACCCAAGATCTTTTGATTGGCGCTGGTCAAAGCATCTCAGGAACTGGTATTCCCTCTAGCACGACTGTTGTCTCTGCTAACCTACGGGTTCCTGTTTTGAATGCCGTAGCTGTTACAGGTGTTGCTGGTCAGTGTTCTTGCACCTCTACAACTGGTCTGTACGTTGGTCAAACCGTTGCTGTATCAGGAACTTTGACGGGGACAGCTACAGGCATCACCTCTGGCGTAACGTACTTCATCATTGCTACCAACTATGCGACGACCTTTACGTTGTCAGCGTCTTCTGGTGGTGGAGCGATCACCACTACTGCGGGAACAACGACTGGCTTGGTCTTCACCATGGGTCAGATTCAAGACGTGGTGATCTCCAACGCCGCAACGACCTCTGGCGCCTCTACCATTACTTTTGACAACAACGTATCAGTCTCTGGTGGCGTGGTTACCTTGCATCCTTACGTGTTCGTTTATGGTAATGATGGACTGATCAGGAACTCTGGAGCTGGTAACGTCCAAGATTGGGTCTCAGCAGACGCCAATGAGGTCTCTGTAGCCACAGGAAAGATTGTCCAAGGGCTACCCGTCAGGGGCGGCTCTAACGCGCCTTCTGGGCTGTTTTGGAGCCTTGATTCATTGATCCGAGTGTCCTACATCGGTGGTGCTGGTACACCTCCACAGTACTGGCGCTATGACTTGATCTCTTCTCAGTCGTCAATCCTATCTTCTCAGTCTGTGATTGAGTACGACGGCATTTATTATTGGTGTGGTGTTGATAGGTTCTTGCTCTACAACGGTGTTGTGAAAGAGATCCCCAACGCCATGAACCAGAACTACTTCTTTGACAACCTAAACTACGCCGAGCGCGAGAAGGTTTGGGTCTCAAAGGTTCCGCGTTTTGGCGAGATCTGGTGGTTCTATCCTCGTGGTAGCGCTACTGAATGCACAGACGCAATTGTTTACAACGTGCGCGAAAACACTTGGTATGACGCAGGTCAAGCCTTGGGTGCTCAGCGCTCTGCTGGTTACTTCTCTCAAGTCTTCCCCTACCCAATTGCCGCTGATTGGAATATTAACGCTTCAGGCGGTATTTTGACCGCCACGATTACAAACGCTGGCGCTGGTTATACCAATGGCACCTACACAAACCAAGCCCTCACAGGGGGTGCAGGAACAGGTGCTACAGCTAACATCACCGTAGCTGGTGGTATTGTTACTTCTGTCGTGATCAACGGTCATGGTGTCAATTACGCTGTTGGAAACACGCTGTCTGCATCAATTGCAGGTGGTGCTGGGTTTGTTCTGACTGTGAGCACCTTGATGAACTTTGTGTCCTTGTACCAAAACGAGATTGGTACAGACAAGGTCAGTGGTGCTTTATCGGTTGCAATTGAATCTTACTTTGAAACCAATGATTTGGGGTTGGTGTCTGGAGGCCCCTCTCAACCTTCCCCTGTCGGCGAAAACAAGTGGTTACGATTGGAGCGTGTTGAGCCTGACTTTATTCAAAGCGGTGACATGGATCTGTACGTGACTGGACGACCATTTGCGCAGTCCCAAGACGTAACGTCTTCTGCGTACACATTCACGCCCACGACAGGCAAGGTTGACATGCGTGAACAGCGTCGTGAGTTGAGATTAAAGTTTGTGTCTAACGTGACTGGTGGTAATTACCAAGTTGGTAAGATCATCCTAGACGCTGACTTCGGTGACGTGAGACCTTATTGATGGCAACCATACTCAACACCAATTTAGTCTACGACCCTCGCTACCACACCTTTGAGTCGTGGGCGTCGCTCATGTGTGAGCAGTACGCGGCACAGCAGTTGGCTATACCAGACGCAAACACAAATTGGAAAGATTGGGCGTCAGGTCTTAAAGCAATTGATGTGTTCACGAATGAGGGCATCCCCGGCCCCGCCTACTACGACGACTGGCAAGAATGGGCTGAAGCTCTTGTCAACTCTGTTAACCCAGCGGTGAATTGATATGGCACTCTTTGAAAGACTTTCAGCGTCAAGCTCACCCCAAGAGATTGAGGATGCTTACAAAGAATTCACGGGATTGGCTGGTGGTGATAATCCCGCAAACCAAAAGTTAGCCGTTGATTATTTAACGTCACTAGGTGTTGCCACTCCTTCAATTGAGCAAGCGTACAGCGCGTATACCGCACCGCCAGTGGTTCAAGCTCCAGTCGTTGAAGCGCCTGTAAGTGGATTATCTGCTGTAACAAGCGGTAAAGGTGCTGTGCTTGAGGACACTTCTGATACATATATTCCGCCAACGGGTGCCTTGACGCAAGTATCAACACCTGCAACAAGCACCGCCGCCACAACTGGCGCATTAAATCAAGTCACAGCGCCAGCAACCAACAATGTTGCGACAACTGTTCCTGCGTCAACAGCTCTTACTGCGGCGCAAAAAGCAGAGCTGACAACAGCCACTGACACAACAAAGCCTGCAACTGTTGCGGTACAGCTTCAAGGTCAAACGTACAACGTCAATGCCGCAGATGTAAACAAAGTCAAGGATCAGATCTTGGCTCAAGGCACTACGTCCAAGTGGACTGGTGAAGGCTTTGGATCTGCGGAGGCTAACGCTGACGCAATGGCTAAGAACTTGGTTGCATCTGGCGTGACGGACATCAATCAAGTTGCAATGATTGACAAGAAGGTTGATGCCCAAGTTATTCCTGATGGCATGGGAGGCTTTGTTGACGAAAAAGGCAACAAGGTTGATGCAAGCTTAGTCAAGGAAAACACAGACTACGGCGGTGAGAGTGGCAACATTACCACCACGTACACAGCCCCAATTGGCACTGAAAAAGTTATTGGAAACAAGGTAACTGGCAAAGAACTGATCAGTGACTATGACCGCTCAGGCGGTAGTGCTTGGTCAGGAACCTTTACAGGCGAAGGCAACACGGCTTTTAGAACAAGCTTTGATGCCAGTGGCAAGCCTATTTTCTACACAACTGGCGCTTCTTCCAATGACATAGTTACCATGATTGGTGACGACCCAATCCTTGGCAAGGTGGCAACTTTAGCCGCTGGCTACTTTGGTGGCCCCGCAGGCGTAGCCGCACTCCAAGCCGCCATGGGTAAGAGCGTTGAAGACATCGCCAAGGGCGCTTTACTCACCTATCTTGGTGGTGAGGTTGCTGGGCAGGTGTCTGGATCAACTGACCTTATAAACTCTATTGGCGCTGATGCAACAAAAGTTCTTGCTAAAGGTGCTGGTCAGTTTGTATCTAGCGGTGGCAAAGCTGACATAGTCCAATCATTGGTTGGTGGCGCAGTTGATACTGGTGTCAATCAAATTACCAGCCTCATCCCAGACTTTGGGAGCCTATCAAAAGGTGCCCAAGATTTTACAAAAACCGTAGTTGCAACCGCCATCAAAAACGGTGGCGATCTGTCTATGGGTGACTTGGTTGATGCCGCGTTTACTGCTGGTACAGCCGCTACTAAAGCCGCGCTAACAGGAACTATTGCCACAGCCATTAAAGCTGATTCAACCATCAACAACGCTGTTAATGCTGAACTTGACAAACAACTAACCATTGACGCATCTGGTGCAATGGATCTAAATGCCGCCGCCGAATTTGCGGCTGACAGTGGTTACAACAAGTTCACGTTTGATGGTAAGACTTACACGCTTGACAACAACAACGCTGAAAACACAATCAAACTGCTAGAGGCTGACGCTCTTAAAACAAATACAGCGAACAACCTCAAAGGTGGTGAGTTTGAAGGCGTAGACGCACAAGTAGCCGCTACCGCCGCCAAGAACAACACAGTGATTGGTAACGCAGAAGCGGACAATCTTGAAGAAGCGGCATATTTAGCTAAACAGCGCAATCCCACAGGTACGACCTTTACATTTGATGGCAAGACATACACCTTGGGTGCGTCAAATACGGCTGTAACTCAAGCGCTTAATGAAACCCAAAAGACTGCGGTCTTAGACGACATTAAAAATGCCAAGACATTCAACGAAGCGTTTGCTACGGCAAGAGCTGGCTTGGGTGCTGGACAGAAGTTCACATGGCAAGGTAAGGAGTATTCAACTGCCACAGCCGCTGAGCGACCAGACTTGGCTGGCCCCTCTATCGAGTCACTGAACAAAGCCAATTTGGCTACAGTAACGGACGCATCTAAGACCGTTGCCGCTCAAAGCGACACAGCCGCTCGAGCTACTGCCGCAGAAGAGCTTGCCAAACAACAAGCCGCTCAAAAAACCGCAATAGCGTCTATGGAAAAGACGGGTGTTTTTAAAACCATAGTCAATGCCGTTCAAAATCAAATGAAGTTGAGCAGTGAGGAAGCTAATAAGTTTTTGAAAGAAAACCCAGACAGCCCGATCACAAACAGCGTGAGCACGGCATACGAAGCCGCTGGTAACTTAGAAAAGAATGTTGCAGGCGGTTTAGCTTTGTTGACAAACAACAAACCATTAGCTGACGCTTTTGTAAAGAGTGGCAACGATCTGACTAAAGTTGGTCAAAGCATCGGCAACGGTGTTGTGGACACTAAGAACTGGAACGACACCACACAGTTGATTCAAAACGCCAAGGGCTGGGAAAAGGTTGGCATATTGGCTGGTCGCATCATGGACGGCACGAGCGGCTTGGGTCGTCAGGTTGAGGTGGAGTTGCGGCAAGAGTTGCCGGGTCTCTTCCTCGGGGGCGGAACCGTCAAAGGTATTTTGATTGCCACAGGTACTATGGATACCGCAGAGACCGCTGGTAACGCCGCCTTAGACACTTACGACGAATCTATCAAGGCTGGTAAAACCCACGCCGACGCCTTGTCAGATGCTAGAAAAGCTGGCGCCGCCGCTGGTATGGCGGAAGCCGCTGTTCAGTTAACACTAGGCAAGGTTGCCGACGTTGTTGTTGGAAAAATTGGAAATATTGGCGCTAAGGCTGGTACTAAAATTGTTGGCGAAGGTGTTGTTGAGGGCGGTCAAGAAGGTGGTTCTTCCCTTGCCGTTAACGCTGTACTTGGTCAAGAACTAGATGCCAACAAGGCATTAACTCAAACCGTGCTTGGTGGGGTTGTTGGTAAAGGTACTGCTGTTGCAACGTCTCCTACTGACATTGCCACAACTCAAACAATCAACAACAACATCTCTACTGCCATTACCGCTGGTGATAAGGCTGGCGTAAACACAGCGATCACAAACTCTGTTCAGACTTCTTTGTCAAGCGGATCAAGTGTTGAGTTGGCTGTTGGAACTTCTGTCAACTCCGCAATCACCAACGGAGCCGATGCTGGCACGTCCATCACAGCCGCTGTATCTTCTGCTTTTGAGAGTGGTGCTGACGTAAACCAAACAGTTACAGCCTCTATTGACTCATCAATCACTGCTGGCGCAAACACATCTGTTGCCATCAACTCGACTGTTACGTCTGCGATCACAAGTGGTGCAAATGTATCTCAAACAGTTTCTAGCTCAATCACTGCCTCTACCAAGGCTGGTGTAGGCGCTGAAACAGCAATCAATAACACGGTCAGCAGTTCTATTGCCGCAAGCATAGGCAGTGGTGCTGATGCCTCTACGTCAATTAACTCAACCGTAACATCGGCAATCACAACTGCTGTTAACAACAACGTCAATGCCAGCACCGCTATTACGACCTCTGTTGATTCTGCTGTAACGACTGCGCTGAACAGTAACGTCAACGCCACCACAGCAATTGAAACATCGGTTACTGCGGCTATCAACGCCTCTGTTAACGCAAACGTAAACGCCAACGTCAATGTAAATGCAAACGTCAACGTAAACACGGCAGTCAATGCGGCTGTTGCCGCGGCTGTGAATGCTGGCGTAGACACCAACACTGCCGTAAATGCCGCAGTGACTGCCGCAATTAACGCCAACATCAACATCAACATTGATGAGATTAGAAATACAGCAAACGAAACCGCAACAACAACGCTTGACAAGATTGACCTAGTTAAGTCTGTCAATGACCTGATCTCTGGAAACCTAACAGCCACTCCAACAACAACGCCTAAAACTCCTACCAAAACTGCTACTAAGAAAAAAGCGGCTTTAGGCGCTGGTTTAATAGGCGGAGCCGCTATGGCTGGTGATTTAGATCGCCTCCCCCCTCAGATGCTCAAGGCGTACATGACTCAGGATAAGTTCGTGGATCCGCTTGCTAAGCTTCAGGCTTTGCAAGAAGGCATGAATACTGAGAAAATGCCAGCATTACCTAAAGTTAATACACAGGAACCAGATATGCCAGATCAAGGCAATTGGAAATACGGCACAGCCCCAGACGACCTAGACTCGTTGTTTGGTGAAAAGTCTGAAGAGGAAGAGGGATCGCTAGGCTTTGCGGCTGGTGGCTACGTCGCCCCCCTGCAAATGGCTTCTGGTGGAATGCCTCTGCCCCTGTTGGTCAAGTCTGGCGGCGCCTTGGGAGCCCTCCCACGCGGAGACGGTCGCCTAGACTTCCGCCATGGCGCCCACGTAGCTGGTGAGGGTGATGGACAGTCTGACGACATCAAAGCCATGTTGGCTGACGGTGAGTTTGTGTTCCCTGCGGACGTAGTTTCTGCTCTAGGAAATGGCTCAACCAAGGCTGGTTCAGATAAACTATACGAAATGATGCACTCTATACGCGCCAGAGCTAGGTCTAAGAAGCCAAAAGACCTACCTCCGCCAGCATTGAAATCACCACTTGACTACCTAAAGAAGGTAAGGAGCAAATAAATGGCAAGCTTATTCCAAGGCTCAGCACCACCAAATGTACAGACGACCAGAGAAACGGCGGCTGTAGCTCCTCAATACCTGACAGACTACCTGACCCAGCTTGCACAGCAAGGTCAGCAGGCTTTGGGTACAAAAGACCCAGTAACTGGCGCATACACAGCTCCTACACAAGCGTCGCTTACAGCCGCTGGGACGCCCTATGTAGCGCCTTTGAGCCAGCTTCAAAAGGATGTAGCTACCTATGCGCCAGAAGCGTTGATGCGTTATCAGACGCCCATGGACGAAGCCTACGACGTGGGCAAGGAAGCTACGGGCGTAAGTCAAGCTGACATCTCTAAGTTCTACAACCCATACGAGAACGCTGTTGTGGGTGGTATGGCGGCACAAAGCGCTACCAATGTCCAACGTAACCTCATGCCCCAGCTCAAGGCTGGCTTTGTGGGCACTGGTGGTTTGGGCGGTACACGCTACGCAAATGCCTTGGGTCAATCCATGGGCGATGTGAACACTACCTTGTTGCAAGAACAGAACAAAGCACGCTCTGCTGGTTACCAATCTGCCCTTGACG